AGAATAACATGATTGGGATGAGCACCTAACCAGTCATCAAGAGCCGCTCCCAACGTCTTTTCATCAAGATCTGACACTCTGTCAAGCGTATTTGGGTTAACATTGAATTGATCTGGTTTTTGTTTTATCCAGTTGATGATTTCATCATCCATTTTATAGAACAGTTGTTTTTCTTCTGGTGCTCCTCTTAGTGTCGTGGGTCGTGCTGCATTTCTCGCAACTGTTGCTGCTATGTTTTGATCTACAGTTTCTTTAAACAATCCTAAAAATCTATCAGTCGCTATAAAATTAGATAACTCTGACACTGTTGATATGAAAGCCTCTCTTGGATCTCTAATTTCTCCAAGTATTAAACGTAAGACTTCACTATCTACCTTTCTTTTATTAATTAAACTTGTATCTAATCTTGTTTGGAAGACTCTTGATAATGCGTGAACACCATTGCCTTTTGCTTTCGCATTACTAACAACTTTGTCTATGTAAAACTGTGCTTGTTCTCGACTTAGCGTAGTTTGTCTTGAAGTTAATTGGCCCATTTGTTCGTCAGTTATTTTGTATGGCGTGTCACTTAATATGCCTCTTATGTGACCATAGTCCACACCTTCTCCAGCCATTATTTTTCTGACTATTTCTGTTTTGGCTTTAGGTTGTATGACGTAATTTTTATCGTTGTATATTCTATACAATCTTCTTAAATAACCACCCTCTCTCATCATTCTTGAAACTTGTGCTCTAAAATTATCTCTAGTTAAACCACCTTGTATCACAGCGTCTTCTGGTAGATCAGATATAACTTTACTATCTAAGAATTGATCGGTTAATTTTTTAATAGTATCGGCGGCTTTTACATATTCTTGATAGAGTTCTTCTGGTAAATCTAAAATTTTATTTTCTTTTTCTATAGCTCTTCTTCTTTGTCTGTTAGTTAAAGAAGATAAGTCTTGCCCTTTTCTTGCTCCTTCAAGAACATCCATAAAGTTATCTAAATATTTTCTTTTATTGTGATCTGGAAGTCCAATATACCTAGGAGTTTTTAGAATCTCCTCGATTTTTTTATCAATGTCTTGCATCCTTTGTTTAGCAATTTTTATGTTACCTTCGACTTCTGGATTAATTAAAGATCGTGCTCTTGCAACTACTGGATCTAAAAAACCTCTGTATCTTAATAAGGCTTCCATTTTACCAACAAGAGCAGGTAAACTTCTCATATTTGGATCACCTTGTTTAAGTGCTATTTCTCTTCGACCAATAGATCTTTTAGCACCTTCTATCATACCTTTAGCTAAAGGCACTGTCATACCACTTGCAATATCTAATACGGTTGATTCTTTAGGTAAAATATTAGCAGCAACACCACCTACTGTTTTATTAAAATTACTTAATGCTTCTATGGGCCGTGCACTTAGAGTCTTATTTAAAACTTTTAGAGACGCACCAAGTGCTGGAGGTATCACGGCAGTTGCTACACCACCCTCAAGACCAATTTTTAATTTATTTAAAATTTTTGCAAACGCTCTTTCTTGTCCGTCAAGACCGACAGCATCTATGGTATTTGTAGGACCTGCATCGAAAAAATCACCTATTGTTTGTGTATCATCTGTAGAAACAATTGCATCTGCAAATCCAGCGGCAGTTAACATGGTTGCATATCGCCCTAGCTTTTGTGCTTTTGTTTGTTTTTCAAAAACAATCTGACCATCTTTCTTAAATTTTCTGAATGGATCTCTAGCTTTGTTAATACCACTTAGATTAGTTCCCAGAACACGAGCATTTTTAGGACCTATCTCTGGATTTCTTGCACCTATCTTTGGTCTACCTTGTAAGATTCTTCCTACTCTACCCGCTTTGGATACATAAGATGCTGCTGCAATGCCTGGAATACCAAACTGAACCAGAGCCTCCGTAACTTTACCCGCCGCTCCTTCTGGATCTATGCCAAGATCTGATCTAATTCCATCGAACCATGCTTCAACTGCGTCAGTAGCTCTGTTACCAGTGATTGCATCATACGCTAAAAATCCAGTTGTAACTATTCCTTCTGGTATTTTAGACAAACCAGAAAGCACACCCTCACCAGCTTCTGTAAAGAAGCCTTCATAGCTACCACTACCTCTAGACTTAGCTAGTTCTGCTTGTTTTTCATTGAAAGCTCTAACTCTTTTTTCAGCTTCTTCTTGACCTATCTCTTTTAGATAGGTGTATTTTTTCCCATCAACTTCATAGGTAAACATTTAATCACCTGATCTAGTAAATAGTTCTACATTGTCTTGATATGTTTTTACTGTCTCTTCATCTCCAGACTCTATAGCATTTTTAATAAATCCTGGCAGATCATCATAATTAAGAATAATACCATTTCCATATTTATTTTTAAGAGGTCTGAACTGATCGATTAACGCATCTAAACCAGCTTTAGGGTTAAGAGACAGTGTGTCTTGAGATTTCATGAAAGGACCGGTAGACTGATTTAATCTTTGAAGAGCCAACCCTAATTCCTCTTGTGCCTCAGCAGAAAGTGTTGTACCTGGAGCTGCTTGTATACCATAGCCTCCTGTGCGTCCAGCTATATTAATTTTTTGCATGGATTCTGATGGTCTGGTAACTTTACTATCTTTTAATTCTTTAAGTAAATCAAACTGTTGATTTATACCTTTTTGCGTAAGCTCTAAGTTATCGGCAGTCATTAACTTATTTTCATCTTTTACTTGAACAAGACCTTGAGCTATCGCAGCGGTTATTTCATCTGGTAACATAGCAGCTATCTTAGCTTTGTGAATCTTTAACATGTTTTGAAACTCTGAATCGCTCTTGTCTAACTTAAACTTCTCTAAGTCATAGTTAGCCATGGTAGCCAGACTTTCAATCTTTATCTTTCTCATGGCAACTTCTGTATTTAACTTATCAAGTAAGTCTTTTCTTTCCTCACCACGAGTCTGTTGTACTATATTAAACTCTGCTGCTTTTCTTTGAACATCTAGTGCGTTCTTTGCGATATTTTCAGATTTCTTGTCTGCTAACAACTTATACATTGTGCTTTGATAAGTTTTTACATCTTCTCTGTAATCGTCTGAAAGATCTTTCATGTCTCTGCCGTAGCCTTCAAGACCGACTTGAAAACCTTTAGCTACATTTGTTAGTGCATTTGGACTTTCACCTGCAGCCATGGCAAGACCTGCTCTCATCATGTTTAACCAAATAGATCCTTGTTGATCTTTTGTTAATTGTTCATCAAGAGTATCTTTATCATAGTTAAGCAAATCAAAAGCGGCATCTCTTACATCGGCAAACGTAGCCTCTTCTGGTTTCTTTTGTAGAGCAGCTATATATTCTTCTCTATGTTTATCAATAGTTTTACCTAATATATTAGCATTTTTTAAATTATCTAAGTTATTTGCATAATCTGTATAAAGATTTTGTATGGCTTGTATCTCGGTAGCTGTTCTTTGTTTGATGTTCTTAAAATCAAACTTTTTCGTGGTGTCCTCTGGTTTTACAACATTAGATGTAAAAGGAGCTTCTGAAGTTGGTATGTCTCCACCGTCAAATGTTTCTATGTCATCATCAATTTTCTTAGCTGTTGGTGTTTTTAACAGTTTCTCGTTTGTCTTATTTATTCTAGTAGTTGCCGAATCTACTGCCACGGGATCATCTATATCTTTTGGAGTAGTTTCTTTAGTTTCTCCAAAATCTTCATCAATGCCAAATTGTGGGTAGAAAAAAGGATTTTGTGATATTTGTGTAATATCTTCATTCGGACTGAAGTCTTTTTGTAAAGTCGTTATTGCACTTTCAGGTTTTCTCTGTCCATAAAAAGGTATCTGTGTGATACCAGATTTAAGTTCACCAACTTTAAATTCTGGTGCTTCTGCTACAGTAGGAGTTAACTGACTAGCTCGTGCCGTTCCAACTCTAATCAACTCTGGACTAGAAGCCATGATACCAGAGGGTATGCTCCTTTGAATATTAGGATTACGAAACATTGGTCTGTCAAATACAGTTCTTATCATTATGCAGCTCTTGGTCCAAAGAAGTTACTAAAACCACCAGCTTGTCCTACTGCTCCAAGACCCGCGATTCCTAGTCCAAGAAGTTGTGATCCTCTGCTTGGTGGTGGAGTTGTTGTTCTTGATACAGTTTGTTGCAATGCTGGAACACCTCTGAATATATCAGATAAGAATCCTATTCTCTGGAACGGTAATGCTTGTTGTGCCAACTCGTTTGCTCTTGCTACATCAAAACCTCTTTGTGTTTGTTGTTGTTGAAGACCGCCAAGTCCAAGTGCCGTATTTATATCTTGTACACCCATCTGTTGTCCTAACTGACCAAGAGCCGCGGTTTGTGTACCAAGACCCGCGACAGTTTGACCCAACTGACCAGTAAGCTGTGCTTGTCTTAACTGTTGTTGTGCTGCTTGTTGAGCTAAATTCTGTGCCTGTGCAAAACCTTGTGATCTTAACTGTGCACCAGTTCTTGCTTGTTGATCCATGACATCGGCAGCTATTTGTCCTTGTAACACTGCTTGTCTTGATCCACCAAACGCACCTTGACCTGCGGCACTTGCTTGTGCTTGTAACTGTTGTTGTGCTCCTCTATCTGCAATGTCTTGTTGAGTTCTTGCGATAACATCTTCTGTAAACGGATTCATAAATTGTTGATAACTAGTTGGGTCTATTCCTGCTGCAGCAACTCTTTGTTGTGCAGTTCCTAACTGTCCTATGCCTTGACCAATCGCCTCTGCTCCTTTTTGAAGAAAAGGTTGAAACGCTCCTATCCCTAATGTCGCATCGTCTCCTAAAACTGCATCTATTGCAGCTTTTTGTCCTTGTGAAAGTTCTGCTAACCGTTGAGCAGAAAACGGCATAGATGAGCCAGGTTCTGTTATAGCCTCTGCACTTTTAAATATATCTGCTAAAAACTGCTCTTGAAACGGTGCTAATCTTACTATCTGTTCTTGTGTTGCTGTAGCCATTATGCGACCCTCTCTAGTTCAGACATCATCTCATACATTCTTGCAGCTCCAATGTCTCTGTCTCCTCCACCTGCACCTCTAACTGCTTTTGCAGTTAGTACAAATTCACCGTCTGATAGTCTTGCTGGTACAGAATCACTTGTGCCTGTCCCAGGTCCGTTTACTTCACCTCCACCTGCTTTTGCTAGTGGATCTATTCTAACATCTCCTTTACGAGACTCTGCTAAATCCTCAAAGTATTTTTTTCTCTCTTCATCGTCATCTAAATTGTAACTCTTATCACCTATAAAGCCAAGACCTAATCTAGATTTACCAACTGGGTCTGGTCTTTGTTTAAATTCTTCTTGTTTTGGTTCTTCACCAAGTGCCGCCAAAGTTCCAATACCACCAATAGTTGCCATGCCAGGTCCAGTTTTAGCAAAATCTACTGCTTTTTGAAAAAATGAAGGATCTGGCGATGGTGTGACTGCTGGGAAAGGACCTGCACCTGCTATACCACCGACTGGATTGCCAGTAGCAGAACTCGTAACGGTATCTGTAACAGCTTTTGTTCCAGCATCGGTGGCAGTAGATCCAGTTCCAGATCCAAAAAACTTAGAGCCTGCATAAGCACCAATACCACCAATGAGTGCATTTCTTAATGCGTCATCTGGATCTGCACCTGCTACTAATGAGCCTATACCAGTACCTATACCAGCGAACAAAGAACCACCTAGTGGACCACCAAGAGCAAAACCAATAGTTCCACCTATGACTGGCGCTGCTTTTTTTAAAATTTTTCTAAAACTTTTAAAAATACCCATGATTCAATACTCTATCAATAATTACACTTTTGTTCAATGTTATATTCTAGATATCGCACTTGTTGTCACTCTTGTTTTCGATAACTCTTGAATACTAGCTACAACATGCAATCTGTTTGCAGTTGCGGCCTGCACTTTTAATACTTCTCCACTCTGTAATATCAGATCTCTTGTGAGTAATTCTATAGTTGTGTTAGCTCCTACTGCTTTGACATTGAACAAAACAAACGTATCACTACCACTAACAAGTTGAACAGTAATTGTATCAGCGTTACCACTATCTTCTGCTACTAATATAGAATTTATAACAGCTGCGTTGAAATCGGCATCACTAGGAACTGTAAACAAAGTTGTAAGATCCGTTGTGGTCAAATCTACCTTTGCGTTTGTTACACCTTGAATATACTGAGGAATACTGGTTATAAGCATTAGCGTCTACCATCCTCTCTTATGTCTACTCTAGGTGTACCTAATTTATATTTTGTTCCCAGTGATGTGGAATCAATTCTTAAAGCAAAAGATCTACCTCGTAAACGATAATTTAATTTTTCTGTAAATTGTTCTACTGGACTGGTTGCAGATCTTTGTGTTGTAACTTGTGTTGTCTCGTTAAAATTAGCACCAGGGTTATTTCTCGTTTTCATAGTAAACGATACATCTGGGTTAACACTCGTAGATCCATTGAACGTAATATCTGGAATAACTTGCTTTATAAACAAGAACTTATCACCATCTCCTATATCAATAGCTGAAGATTCTATAAAGGATGTCATGGCAGATCCATCATCATCAAACCCTACTTCATGGTTGTAAAGATACTGATTACCAGTAGCTTGTGGTAAGTTTCTTATACCTCTATCAAGCCATGCTTGTCTTACAAGTGTGCCATAGTACCAAACTTTTTCTAAATAATTATAGGCAACATACTTATCTATTTCTGTTCCAGCAGATGATGGATAAAACCACAAGATCTCACTAAATTCAGAATTAAGTCCTACATGCACCTTGTCTCGTTCTTCAAAGTTAAAATCTAAAAACACTTTGTCTTTAACTGTGCATGGTAGTTGTATTGTTTGACCACCTGCATAGACATAAAAAGTATCGACACCCATCCAATACACTGCATCTTCAACAGCTATCGCAGAAAAAGGACTCATTATAGTTATGTTCTTTGACAGTTCTTGCAAACCAAACGTAAATGGTGGACCTATAAACTTCATAGCATGTAGTGTTTTATTAGTGAAGACGAGTATCTGTTGTTTTGTTTCAACAGCTTGTACAAAGGTAGATCCACCACCTAACCTTAAATCACCTGCTGTATTTGTAGCAGTCGGAAAGAAATCTACTGGATTTTCTTGTGAAGAAAAACGTATCAACAATGGATCTTGCACCCCATCCCCTTGTGTAGCAGATGAGTTTGCACCCAATCCATCACAACCAAACACAATAACATGTCTGTCTTGGTCTGATACAAGAACTTGTTTTGCTATTGTAGGCACACTGGTTTCTCCAGAATATGTGCTTGTTGCACTAAGTTCTATCGCTCTGTTGCCTAAACCATTTGTTTTATCCCAATAAAATATACCACCATCTCTTGGATTTATAATAATATCTTCACCAAAATTGTCATGTGACCACAATCTAATCTGTGCTCCAGGAACCGTGACACTTGCTGCATTACCCCATCCAACAAAGTCATTGGCAGAATCTGCATTTCCAGTTGCTAATCTAACAAGTGTATTATCTGCATGTGTTGCTGCTGCTGTGCCACTTGCACCTCTAGTTGATGGACCTCCACCAGTGCCCAATGTGTTAGAACTTATTGTGCCAACTGTAATCAGTTCTTCTTCTATTAATATCAAATCACCAGCCGTGATGCCTGTTGCACTGTCCACATCTATTGCAGTTTCACTTGCATCTAATGCTTCTGCTAGTTGTGTTGCCAAAGCACCAGATGTTGTACCACTCCACTGACCAGCACCCCAACCAGTTCCACCAACTGTTACATCTAATCCAACATTTATTTGATATGCACCTACAACACTACCACCACCATTGCCAGTGTCAGATGAGTTAGCTGCCACACTTGATGTGATTGTGTAGGCATTAGAGCTTATGATAGATGCAATTTGAAATTCTGCGTTAAGTATTGTAGCTGTGATCGTGCCACCTAAAGTTGCCGCACCAGAAAATGTTACAAAGTCTTTCTCATTAGCACCATGTGCTGGATCTGTAACAGTTATAGTTGTTGATCCATTTGTGGCGGCAAAAGTTATATCACCTGCACCTGTAGTATTTCTAATCGGTGTAATGTCATTAAACGTCTGACCCTCTTCTATATAATATTTAAGATGTGTGCCAACTCCCATGAAGTCAGAACCATCAAGACCTACCCAATTGTGCAATCTTCTGGCACTACCTAAATACTGATTAGGACTATATTTTTCCCAACCACCAAACTTTTCTGGAAAACCAAATCTAAATCTTACTTTGTCACCATCAACAAAACCACCTTCATTACTATAAGATGTAATATCAGATACAATACCAGGTTTAAATTTTAAAGCTGTCATAGGCATTAGAACGCACTCACTGATTTAGTTCCTGTGTAAGCGTCTTCATTAACGCTACCACTTCCGTCATTTATGTCTTTTAAAGCAAAAGGTCTACTACTACCATCACTACCAGAAATAGTACCAGTTAAACTAAAAGATCCGTCAGTCGTGGATCTTGTTTG